CTCCAGTTACAGTACCTCCCGACAAAGCAAGGAAATATCCATTAAGAGAAGTTCCGCTGCCAATATTTAATAAAACCCAATCAGAGTTTGTAAGACCACTTTCAAGTTTATAGTATTCAGAAGTTCCAGAAACATAAACAAGCATACCAACTTCTCTTCTTTGAGTAGTAATAGCATCTCTTTCTGTTGTAGCAGATACAGTACGCAATCCTCCAAGGCCATAAATTGGCTTGGTTACAGCGAATACGTCTGTACTATCTGTAGGTGCGATGAAACCTGTTAAACTTACTGAGCCTGGTATAAGTGCCATGTTATGAAATTAAAATATTAATACTTCCACCTAGAATATTTGTTGTTCTGTGAACATTATAATTTTGTGTTATGCCATAAGAGTTTGTTACAGAAACTGTATATACAGTTTCCATAGCCACATTTAAGTTTGTTGCTGTATCTTTAAACACAGTTGCTGTTCCAAATGAAGATGGATAGCAAAAATATTTATATCCACCTGCAGCAAAACTATAAGTCCCAGCAAATCCACTTGCAAGAGGATTGTTTGCTAATCCTTCAATATCAGATTCAACTAATGGTGTTGTTAAACTTGTTCCGTAATAAATTCTTGGCCTCCAACTTCTAGAAATTGTTGTAGAAAACGGAGAGTTCAATGAATTATATGCAGTGATTGTATATAAAGTTACTGTTGAGTATGTTCCTGCTGAATACGTTGTGGGCGTTGCAATAACTTCAGTTCCATCATTTGCTGAATTGCTTAATAAAGTTGTTATTGGGGCAATATTTTGAACAATTGTAATTGTATTTGCAGATACGTTTGATGAATTACTTGTTGACCAAGTAAATGTCTGAGAACCTGCAACCATCACTTCTCCTAATTCATAAGTCGAATTTAGATTAGTTCTTGAGAATGAAGTAAACCCAGGGGTTTGATATGGGTACAATAATGCATCCCACATTTCTGTCATTGTCTTGTTTGAAAAAGTTGATCCTGCTGAAATACCACCAACTGTTGTTGGTGTCGATCCAGAATTTGTATAAGTAATTGCACTGGAAATAACATCAACTTCATATACAGGAATATTCCCTGAAAAAGATACTGAAACAGTTGTATAAGTTCCAGCAGTTACAATTGTAGATCCTGTCGCTGAAGCAACTTGTAAAGAATCAATAGTATTTTCTAGGCAGTCAAAATTATCATTAATGATAAGTCTACCTGCGTTTGGACCATGATATGCCTCTACGTGAACTATTGAACAACCTGATAATGACATTTACCTACTAATTAGACAGTTTATATTTTTTATAAATATCTAATCTTTTTTTTTACTCTGACTTTTTAGATAAAAAATGTAGGTTTAAAAATTTGAGGATTTCCTTGTTGTTTAGTGAGTTGTAGTCAGTTGAAAACATGAAAAATTCCTTTATAAAATCTCTGTATTTTTTTATAGGTTCTGAATTACCTTTTCCATATTGTTGAATAACCATTCGAGATGAAATATCAATTTCAATCGTTACGTGTGGTTGATTTTTTTGATCTCTTATTGATAAGATGAGAGATAATCTGTTTTTTAATTTCTGCTTGTAATTACTTCCTCCAACGCAATGTCCCATCACAGTACCTTCAAATTTAAGCTCTTCTGCGTTCAAAATGTATAAGAAGTGTTTCTGATCAGAAAACCTAAATACAACCCTAGAATTGTCTATTTCGGGTATTTTCATATCTTCTATGCTGTATTTGGCAAGCATTTCTAGATGCCATTTGGCTTGCTCAATAAAAGCCTCTTCAAATGAGTAACTAAACAAATCAGCCTTAGTTTCGTGGGCCCAATCAATAATCAATCTAAGATCAACAATGCGGCTCAATATCCCAATATCTTTCTTTGATTCCTTCGCAATCCAAACATCATATTTGTGCTTTCTTTTCTCGTTTTTGTCTTTGGCCTTGCTAAGGTTTGTGCCAAAATAACCTAAACTTTCACCTATTTTAGAAATTTTGAGCACAATTTTATCTACCTCATTTTCAGGCAAATACTCCACGCCTTCCCTTTTTTGGTCTGGCAAGAAAATTTTTTTTATGTATTGTTCTCTGTTAGAAAGCATTGGTCGGTTGACTAATCAACAAAAATTTTCAACAATATCTTGTCTGTTGTTGGTATCTCTTCTGCAGAATATTTACCTGAATTTATGGTTGGATCGTCAATTCTTATTTTATTAACTCTGTAACATTTTTGGAATGTGAACTTGTTTTCTGCGTCTAATTTAAAATTTACTACTGTATAACACTTCATAACCACTCTAAGCTTATGCTGAAGGATGGTTAATTTTCTCTTTAAAAATAATTTTCTATCTATTACAAATTCTCTGCTGATCATGGCTATTCTTGCTCGTTGTTATTGTCCTTTTTTTTCTTCTCTTCTTTTAATTTCTTTTTTTTTGCTCCTGGTTTAGGTCCTCTTTTTTTCTTTCTACCTGGCTTCTTCTTATAATTGTACTTATATTGTTTCTTTTCATCCTCCTCTTTGTAATCTTTAGCTTGTTTTTCAGCTTCCTCTAGGAGAGTGTTTTTTGTTGTATGTTCTGAACTAAAAATATCTGCTGGGTCAGCTGGAGCTGCGTCTGCCATGGTTGGATGAACGCTTTCAAATTCAGATCCTATATTTTCAGGGTCTATTCCTAATATGTTTTTTAAGGCCCAATCAGTAGATACAGTAGCTTCTTCAGTTAGCTGTTCAAAAACATCTTTCTTGATTTGTTCATATTCTTCATTGCCGATGTTGTGAAATTTTAATAAATCTCCCTCTAAACTACCCGTACTTTCAATTTGTATACTTTTTGTGGTGTGTAGATTGTCTAAAACCTCATCATTGTCAGGTGTTGCACTTGGAATTATTGAAGGATTTGCCTCTGAAACTTCTGTAATAAATGCATTTGAGAAATCTTCTGTAATAGGATATTCTCCTTTGTCAATTTTAAGAAGTCCTTTTCTATCGAAAATTCTCATTGATTTTGTGAATGTTGTTCCGAACGAAAAACAAGAAGCTCCTGGTTCTAAAGAAACTAATTTATCATCAGAGTCTTCAAATCTTATAAAGAATTCTAGTTTTACTCCTGATATGTTTGTTATTTTAATTCTTTTCATAATAGCATTATTGTATAGGAAATATATAGGATTTATAAATAAAAGTAAAATAAAAAATCCACCCTTTTGAGGTGGATTTTGTTTAGTATTATTATTAATTACTTTTTGGTCTTAAAATTAGGCCCAGTTAATCCTTTTTCAGGTTTAAAATTAGGGTTATTTACTAAGTTACCCGAAGTCATATCAAGGATATAAGCCTTGTTTTCGTTCATAAAATCACTTTTAAATACTTTATACATTGCATTTGATAGTGAGTTTGGCTTAGCAACAATTATAACTTCTTTACCATCGATCATTTCTCCAGATTCAGCATCTTGATTTCTTTGCATAAATTCTTGTTCGTTTTCTTCTTGACCTTGGTTCATTGTTACATATTCTTCTTCTTGATTTCCACAACCACAAGTTCCGTTGCATCCACAAGAACACTCAACAATATTTTCTGCTTTGTGTATAGTTTCAGATGTTTCCATCATTGAAAGTCTTTTCCATCTTTCTTTTTCTTCTTCAGCAGATCTTTTTTCTGTAACAATATATTTTTTGTTAACACCTTCTTTTTCATTTACTTCATTAAGAGCAAATTTTCTCTTAACTAAAGATTCTTTAAGAAGTTTTGAGTCGTCTGTTTTTTTATTTGTGTTTTCCATTGATTCTTTTATATTTGCAGCGTGTTGTCCTTGAACATAATTATGCTCCATTCCTTTAGGAACGTAGCCTGATCCTTTATTTAATCCAACAGTATAACTATAAGGAGCGCCTGCTTCAGAAGTAGACTCTCTTTTCATAGAAGCTCTTTTTTTCTTCCCTTTAGAATAATTTGTATCAGCGAAAGTTCTTTTCATTATCCCTGTACCCATTTCAAAAGGATTGGCTGCATATTTAAAATTACCTGCAGTACCAACTGTACCATCAACAGGAGCGCCACCAATTGCACCAACACCTGCAGAACCTGCAGTTGCTATTTCAGAAAGTTTTTTCTCTTCTTGAGTTTTCCATCCAAGATTAATTTCAGCCCATTCAGAAGGTTTAAGTTCGCCTGGTTTTTTAGCTCCAAACTTTTTCATCCTATCTGAAAAATATTCTTTATATTCTCCTTCTTCGATTTCGCTAAGATCATCAAAAAGTAATTTACCTTTTGAATTTGCTGCAACGACTTCAGGGTTGTTCATTCTCAATTTCTCTTTATTTTGAGACTTTTCTTCTTTTTCTTTTTTAGCTTCGCTGATATATCCATCAACTTTATTTGCAACTTCTTCAAGAGAAGAAGAGAAAAGATTAGAAAGTGTTAGTTTATTTTTTTTCATATTTTCAACCATTGAGTTAATACTTTTTTCTGTCTTATCTTCAATGCCAATTTTTGTGCTTGTTATATAAGCAACTTCTCTGTCAGCAAAGTCTTTAAGTATTTTTTTTAATTCTTTTTTGAAGGCTGGTATTGAATCGATTACAAAATTGCTTCTGTCATTTATTAATTGAGCGCCGTCATAACTCATTTTATCATGATAACCTCTGAAAGCACTAAATTCTGAAGTTTTATAAGCTAATTCAATAGCCTTATTTTTAGCATCCCAACCTATAGTCACATCACTTATAGCTTTTTTTCCGCCAAAATATATAATTTTTTCAAAATAAGTGTTTGTATTTGGTCTAGAAGATAATCTTATATTAAAATGAGCCAATGATGTTCCAGCTCCATATTTTTCTCCAGTACCGTACTCTCCAGCTTCGCCTTCTTGCTTTTTATAGCCTTTACCTTCAAAAGATTTTTCTGTAGTTTCTAAGGCAATTTCTTTAATCGCTTCAAAAACATCAAATTTAAACTTTTGTTCGTCGCTAAAAGTCTCTTTCTGTCTTGGAAAACCTTTAGGGTATATTTCTTCTTTCTTGTCCATATTAATGAAGAGTTTTATAATAAATAGCCAAAAAAACCCTTTTTAACCATTATAAATAAAAATAAAAAACCCGACTTTTGTCGGGTTATAATTACTTAATTTAAGAGTCCTTTTTTTCTCCAGGCATCCCAAGTTTCTTGATCTTCACCTTGTATGCCTGGGTTATCTATATATACACCGTCCTTATACAAGTATCCAATAAATCGTTTTCTATTAACTCTTTTCTTTTTTGGAATTAAATGGAAATAGGTATCCATATCATACTCATTGGTGGCCACATCAAAAAAAGACTCTTTATAAATCTTTTTTGCAAAAATCCAAAACTTATAGTTCCACAAAGTATTTAGTATGTAGAATCTTAATTTTGAATGTTTCCAAAAGTTTTTAAACATATTATCCTATAGTTATCTTAACAAATATAAAATAAAGCAAAAAAACTATTAAAGATGCTAGTGCTGAAAATATGGAAAAGAATGTAAAGCTAAATCTAGCCTTTTCCCAGATTGATAGTTCATCAAAACCATCTGTGGTTCTAATGTTTTTAAAATCTTTGTATACAAATCTAACTGCGATGCCCATTCCGACAGCAAGTAAAAATAATATAACTTTTAATACATATACCATAATTATTTATCTCCTATTCCTTTATCTTCTTCCATGTGTTTTCCAACAGCATCCATAGTGCCTTTTATCATATCATCAGCAACCAAATCGGTTAACATATCTTGTTGGGCTTGTACAATAAAATAATTATTCAACTCTAAAGCACTTTCTATTTGGACCAACTTTAATTCGGTCTTATAAATCATATTTATACGGTTGGGCTCTTGAGAATTAAGAAGAATGTTGATTTTATCAATCAGCGCATTCCTCTTAGTTTCCAGTTTAGATCCCACTATCTTTAGTAGTTCTATTCTAAGTTGATTAGCCTTCATTTTCATCTAACGAATTAGCGTCTACAACAACTTTCTTTTTAGCGTTTTTAGCTTCTTCTTTTTCTTTTTCTATTGCAGAAGAACACGCAAGATCAATTATTTCAGAACTTTTAATAACTTCTTCAATGCCAAAATGGTTCATATTTTCTTTATACTCTCTTGTGTCTGTAGCTTTCTTCGCAAACACTAATTCAGCAGGATCTTTACCTTCTTTAATATCAATACCACAAAGTAACTTATCCATTTGGATGGCTTTTTGTTTTGAGTCAAGAGCTTTCCAAACTGGATGATAAACTGCTAAGAAATAATCAAAGTCATCATTTGCCATTTTTTCTATATTTGGTCTAGCCACTAGAAATCCTGCAACATATCTGCCAGCATCTTTTTTGGCAACTCTTGTGTATAAATATTTAATTCTCTCAGGTTCAATGCTTGAGTTATGAGGAGTTTTTTTCTTAATGTATTCTGCGATGTGTTTTAATTCATCATCAGCATCTTGAAATTCCCAATCACCAAAATTTTCTTTAGGGAAGTCAGGAGTTTTTAATTTGTCTAATTCTGCGAATGCAGATTCTGCGAAAGTTGTTGCCATAATTATTATTTTAGTTTTAGAAACCAAATATAATAATTTAAAAATACAAATACAAATTATCTGATATTATTTCTTCCTTTGTTGGTGTCCATAATGCTAGTGTCAAAAATACCCATTCCTTTTTTATCTCCAGCACCGCCCGCTTTTCTTAAGTTGCTTTTGGTTCTCATGCTTGAATCGTGGAATTTAGACATCACTCCGTCAGCCCATCTTTTACCAGCGTCTCCGCCATGTAAATTCCATGACTGCATAAGCTTATCATCTTGGAGTGTGTGAGCTTTTATTTTATTAACATTTTCTAAGTTTTTGTTAAAAAAATCTCTTAGTTTTTTTACTTGTTGGAATGTTTGAGGTTTGCTGCTAGATAATTCAACAGCTTTTTCTAATTTAGATCCTCCTTTGGCCATGGCGGCTTTGCATGCAGATACTACATCATATGGAGGCGTAAATGTTTTGTTATAATTAAAATCGCCAATAGCCTCTTCAAGAATTTGTCTTATAACTTTTCTAATCATTATTCTTTGTCTTTAACAATCATAGATACCAATTTTGTTTTGATATCCAAAGGGAGTCTAGATGGGAAACCTAAATTGGTTAGGTTCAAATTTACTTCATCATAGAAGTCTAAGTTGTTTACAGGAGCCCCAGATTCAATAGTTCTTTTTATGGCAATGTCTAAGGCCTCTTCTGTCTTTAAGGGTTGTTTAATCGCCTTAAATGCCACAGGAGAGTTATCGTACATGTTGTTCACCATGCTATTAACAGTCATTCCTTGGCCGCCTAAGCCAAAATCGTTTGAAATACCGTAATTTTCTTTAAAATCAGCATTCAATTTTCCTGATCCTAAAGCTTTTAAACGTTTGTATTCTGAAGATAGAAGTTCTTCATTTACATTATCTTTTTTGTCAGCAAATATTTCGTCCTTTTTTTCAAAGGCCTTAACAAGCTGTCTCATTCTATCGTTTTCGTTTTTCTTTTCCATAAATTTTTTATTTACCAAGTAATAATCCCAAGACCCATGTCTCCTGAATAGAATCTAATTCCCTTAGGAACAGATTGTTTATAAACTTTTTCTAAATCCCATTTAAGCTTGCTTCCAACCATTGTGTTAGTGGAATTATTAGGCAAATCTGTACTAGCCATAATATTTCCATTGTCATCAACTATTTCATTCATTGTTGACAAGAAAGGCTCAGATTCTTTAGAGTTACCTACAAAAGCGCTGATGTAATCTTTAAATGCATTTTTGCTTTCTTTGTTTTGCGAATACCACTTTAAAAAATCATCGTAATTAACAACAACACTGCTTGGCTTGCCATATGTAGTTGTGAAATCTATTTTTACAAAATTAAACTCTCTTGAAATATTCACATCGTCAATTTCGCCAATAGAATTTGAATCTACGTGGTAGAAATCCTCCTTGCCTTCGCTTAAAAGGTTTAAATAATAATCTTTTATTTTCATTAGAAAGATTTTATTAATAAATAGAGGGAAAAAATAATGTTTATAGCTTATCTAGCCAGGAATTGATAATGTCTGACTTTACAGTAAATCTGTTAAAACTTTCATTATCAAGAGTTTCTATTCGATTTTTTACTACAGGAGTTTCTATTCTCATAACATGCCTTTTAACAGCAACTACCCTACTGCCAAAGCCATCAAGAAACATGTGGTTAAGTTTTACATCTTCATCAAAAACGACAATCGTCCTTTTGGTATGCAGAGCTTTTTTCTCTTTATATATGTTAACTTTTGTCAGTTGGTTATTTTCTAGAAAATAATAACCGATCAATTTGTCTTTACTTGAAAGTTCGGCATAAGTGTTGAGACAATTATCTTTGTCATATATGAAAATGTGTTTTTTAAGAGACATTATTCTATTTTAAGATCTTTAATAGGCTGGAATGATATATCTTTAAGTTGTAACCAGTCCATAACAAGCTGTTTAAATCTATTACTTCCTGTCTGATTGGCGAATCCCTTAACTTGATCAAACACAAGACCTTTGTGTTTGTCGTATTTAAATCCTATTGTGTATCTTATAAGTTCACCTTCAGCTCTGTTTGTGTCATTGTCAAAAACTTGACCCATTAAATAAGTTCTAGATGCTACGTTTTTAGCATAAGCAGCTCCACTATGTCTTAACTGAATACCCTCTTGTATAATCATTGCAGGAGTGGAAAGCAAAACTATTTTAAGCGGTCCGTCATAATTAGTTCTGTCCTCAAGGAAAGCAAATTGAGAAACGAAGCTTCCGATATCTCCATTTTTTTCTTCATCTTTAACTGTTTTGAAATACTTAACTAAATTGTCATGGTATTCGTTTAGTTCTTTCCAGGTTTTTATTTTTTCAAAATGTCTTTTTTTGTCAAATTTAAGAACCGTCATCATCATTAAAGAATCATCATAAGGAATAAATTCAAAGTTTTTTAAACACTCGTATTTAGACTTTTCGACAGCACTAAACACTGTTGGTAAACTATTTTGTACATTTGTGTAGTCTATCATTAAATCAAGTATTCTTTGCAATTCTTTAAAATCTGTCTTATCTCTGAAGTATAATAAATCAATTACGCTTGCTAAAAAATCTAAATCATATTTTTGCATTAAAACTATAAGCTCTTGCTTATTTACAATTTTAAAATACTTTATTATATATTGGTAATCTGTGAATTTTTTTATGTTATTAAAAATAAACTTAGATACAGTTCCATCTTCGATAGCATCCAATACCCCATATCCAGACCCAATATCTTTTACTTTACCAGCTTTGTAATTTTTATTGTTTTTTATGTTTATGTTGAGTGTTTTTTCTTCTTCTGTGTCAGTCACTTTAACTGTTGTTGCGGCTGTACCATCTTTGTTTACAACAACATTCCCCTCGCTGTCTTTAACCAATTCAAACTCTGTCATTTGTTTTGACTTGTAAGAGAACTCTTTAGTTTCTTTATCTTCTAAATTAATTTCTTTGCTTAGTTCACTAACATAATTTTGAGCAAGGAAATTAAATATTTTTATTGGAGAAGTAACTTTGTTCTCTATTAAGACTTGTGGTTTTGGGAGTTTACACTGAATCATCATGTCGTACAAAAACATAGGACCTTTTGTCATCGCTATTGTAGATAAATTAGAATACTTGATCATCCCTAAAAATATGATTATAACTTTTTTAATAACATCTAATCCTAGATCGTTATGCCTATTTCTAATAAGACTTAACATGTCATTTGTTATATCGATACTTTTGCTGTCTACTATTTGGCTTGTGAGTGCTCCAATAAAATTATGTAAGTCAAATGCATTATAAACAACTTTAGAGTCTGTTTCTAAAAACAAATCAACAAATTTTACAATTTCATCCAAATCGAACTCAACTTCTTCTCCTTCATAATCTTTAAATGAAAGTAATTTTGTTTTTTTGTTAAGCTTTATGTATTTATATTCTTCAATAAAACTAAAGTCATCTTTAATATAATCAAACTTTATTTTTGAATAATATATTGTAATGTCTTTTTCGTCATCTTCTAATTTAAAACCAGACACAAAATAAACATCCTTTGTTATTAGCTTTTGTCTATTCTCTTCTTTAAGGAAGCTTTTTTTGCAACTAGGGCATTCAATCTTTTCTTCCATTGACATGTTGACGTTTTTATATAGATCGCCAAACTCGCCCATAAACTCACTATCATTTTTCATGATATCACTAACTGCTTTGTTAGCTTCTGCTAGTTCTTGTTTTAGTTCAGTATCTTTGCTTTCTATATTAAATTTATGTCCGCATGAACACAAATAAGAAGCGCCATTTTTGGTGTTATTTTCAACAAAAGAGAAATCTTCTAATACTTGGTTTTTATTTAAAATCATGTCTGTTTTTATATTTAAAGAAATATAGTTAATACAAACAAAAAAACCAAGGCTTTTGACCTTGGTTTTTCTATAAATTATTTAAAAGATTATTAGATTAAACTAGAAACTTTTTTTGCTTGCTCGCTAATGAAGTTTAAAAGTTCAGCTTTATTTTTAAAGCTCTCTGGAAGTTGAATACCTTTTGCAATAGCTTCAGCTTTTTCTTTTTCGTTTTTAGCCTTTTCTGACCAATCAGCTTTCGCTTGACCAGTACTAGCTCCTTTTTTCAATTCAGAACCAGCTTCAACATAAGTTTTAGCGCCAGTGTCTTCTGTTTTATCTTGAGAATTCATCTCAACTTTTGTCTTTCTGTCTTCGAAAGGTTCAGATGAACCAACAGATGGATTTTCTTTTTTGGAATCAAATTTAGCATTAGCTTGACCTGATGTAGAAGGACCACTTTTCTTAGAACTAGTTGCATCAACCTTAACAGCTGCAGCAATTTTTTCATCATGACCTTGGTCACTGTCCATTTCGTTCATATCAACATCTAAAGGCTCTTCAGTGTCTTCAATGTTTTTAGCAGCTTTAGGAGCCGAACTCTTCTTTTCAAAACCACCATTTTCTTTTGATCCAACCAATGAATCTCCCTTAGAATTACCAAGTTTATTGTCATTTTGGTTCATATCAACATCCATAGGATCACCTAAGCTCATAAGCTTCTCAGCTTCAGCTATGATAATTTTTTGAAGGTCTTTAAGATTTAATTTTTCTGTAGCCATAATATGTTTGTTTTATTAATAAATATACCAAAAAAGTAAAAGTTTGGTAATTTTGCTATTTATTCCTAAATTTGTTGTAAATTTGTGCTTATGAGCTTTGAACTAAAACCTAAGATATCAATATCGGAAAAAGACTTTTTTTTAAAATTTGGCCCAAATTCACAAGAAGTTAAAAAAAAGATACAATCTGCCACTTTTGAAAGAGATGAAAATTGTTGTCGAGGTTGCCAATACAGAGCAAGAAATCTTTTTCTTCATTTAATCGAGGAAAATGAAAGAGATCTTGAAAATTCGTCTTTTGTTTCTTTATGCAAAGCTTGTCATACAACCCAACACATAGACAAAGCTATTGCTGAAGGCTGGGTGATGGTTGTAAACTCTACTTTTACCCAAAAGAGTTTAATAGAAATATGCAGACACAATAGGACTCATGAACATTTAAAAGATGGGAGCATCAGGGTTTTAAAAATAACTCCTGAAGAATATGCAATTCAACTAAAAGAAAACACCCTACCATTACATAGTAGGGTGAAAGTTATCTTTACAAGTAAGTTTGAGTGGGGTGAATTATAATTATTTTTTCTTCACCTGAACTGGTGTTATTTTATATAACTTACCGTCACTTGTCTTAATAATATTTTGGTCTTTATTATAAACTTCGAAAGTATTCTTGTTTTGTTGTTGTTTTTGTTCTGTGAATTCACTTAATACTTTTCTAATAGTTTGTTCAGCCATAGTTTTAGCTATAGTTTCCATCATTATTTTCATAGCAGGGGTAATACCCATATTATTAAATTGATGTGTTAGGCTAGGATCCATATAGTCTTCTGGATTTCCTGCAGGGTTTGACTGTGCAAACTTTAAATATTCAGGGTTATGGCCATTCGCAGCTTTAGCTTTGGCTCTATTTAGAGCATTAGCAGGATTAAAGCTTGGCATTTGATTTAAAGTACTATCCAAATCCAATTGAGTATTCTGCCCTCTTTGTTGCATAAAAGGTTGACCATTGTCAAACCCAAGCTGTTGAGGGCTCATTCTACCTCCGCCACCGCCACCGCCAGCAAACATAGCATCAATCATTGATAATTCAGAATTATCAACATGAGAAGCATTAGACTTGAAACTGTCTAATTCAACCTTAAAACTAGGATCCACCGCTTTTTGTTGCATGTTTGGATTCCTGTTTTGACCTTTAGGCTTAGAAACAGGAATTTCTTCAAATCCTGCAATTCCAGGCAATGTACCAGGTTTTGCTGTTGCATTTACGAATTTACTTAACTCTTGTCTGGCTGCTCCGCTTTTTATTTGCTGTATCTTTTGTAAGATATTCAAATTAGTTTTGCCACCATTAGACACAGTGCTTTCGTTCATCATTTGGCCTGCGTTGCTTACACCCATTTGTTGAAATCTTTGTTGTCTTTGTTGTCGTATAGCATTAATTTGCTCTACTGTCATATTTTGTTCCATATTATTTTTATTTAAAATTCTTCTTCAGTTCTAGAGCTATAATTTTCAAACTCTTCCATTTCGTCTTCTTGTATTACTTTTTTACATTTCAGAAGGTCTTCTTTTGTCATTATTTTTACACTAGAAATCTTCCAATTATGAAAAAAGCTAAAGCGTTCTTTTATTGGTTCTCCGCTAGGATTATTTTTCTTGTCTTTTGTTGCTTTTTGATTAACCACATTACCTTCTAATATATCTTTAAATAGTTTAAATTCTTTATCGAACATATCAGCTCTTACGGTTAAAGTATTTTTTTCTCTATTGAATTTCCTGAATTTTATTTCAGGATTTATCTTTTCAAAAACCATACCTTTTAGGTCAATATAACTTTCTTGCTCTATTTCAGCATAAGTTACGCAGTCTCCGTAAAACTCCTCAAAACTATTAATTGATAAAGCGTATCTTATATCAATTAGAATTGGTATTGTATTTTTTCTATTTTTTGCCATAATTTAATATAATTACTTCTTGTAAATTTCCGTCCCACCATGCATAATATTCTTCACTTCTTTTTTTAGATAAGAAAAAAAATGAGTCTATGCTTTTTACTAATTTAACCTGACTTAATTTTTTCTTTAACTTGTCTTTTTCTGCTATTATGTACTGATCGTTTGTTTTAATCCCTGATAATTCTTTTACTAAATCTGCCAACTCACCTTTTAGAAAACCAATTATTTCTTGTTTATATTTCTGCTGATTTTCAATTATTTGCTGAATTGTATGATCCATGAAAAAATATACTAAATCATGCTTATAAAATAAATAGTTTTTATTCAGTTCCTGTAGGACCTGCTTGTGGATAGTTCAATTTTTCTCTCCAATCCTTCTGCCATCCATCATAATGATTGAATAAAGCCTCTAGCATTCCTTTGTTACTGTTTGATATTTTAAGGTTTTGGCCATTTACAGTCAATCCATTCATTAATGAATAAGCCCAAGTTATTTTGCCTCTAGAGCCCATATTAATAATTCCAGAAGCAATAGCTTCTATACCGTCTGGTTTTTTAATAGCTATTATAGAGTAGCCATTTTTTTGTTTGTTAAATACGATTGTAGACCCTTGTATTGAGTCTAGAACTTCTTTAAAACTTGATTCGAAGGCTTTAATTTCAGAAGTTGTAATTTTTACATTATTATCCATATTTTCTCTTATAGTAAATGCTCTATTAGCTTTTTGTTTTTTAGGTTTTTCTCCTCCGCCCCAAAATAAAAAAGAGTCCACATCATCCTCGGTAATCTCTTCGGAGTTTACATAAGAATCTGTTTTTTTAATGGCCGCATCATTGTGTAAGCCTTTAGCTTTTGAAACAAGTGCGTCTTTAATGCTTTTTCTTATTATGTCTATTAGTGCTTCTTTGTTCATTTTTATATTTGATTAATATAAGTACTAGATTTTTGCCACATCCACTTATATTGATTTATCATCATTTTCCTAACAATTTTTTTAATATCTACGTCCGCTAAAGCATCTTTTTTAATTTTAGCAATATCATCCTTAATGGTTTTGATTTTATCCATCTCATCACTTAGGACGCTTTTAACTATTTTTCTAACTTCTGCTTCGGTCATTAGGTATTATATTTTGTAGCTATCCTATTTAACATGTCTAAAAGTCTTTGGTCTGGGTATGAATCAGACTTGTCTTTTCTAACATTTGTGTGAGTCCATATTCCAGGAGTTTTCTTTGATATTAAATCTTCGTTAAATTCAAACCAAGACATATCAAATGATTTCTGAACAGGAATATTATACTCTTCTATTAAAAATTCTAATAACTTCTCAACTGTATCTAACTGATCTTGTGTGTAGGATTGAAAATATTTAAAACCTCTAAATTCCTCTTTTAGTTCGTATACTTTATCTTTAGAAACTTCAGTTTTCCAATCTGCAGGCCAAGCATAAAACTTGCCACCAACCTCTTTTAGAGGCCCGTATGAGCAAATTTCAATACCAACAGAACTTTTATCTAAAGCGCCATTTGTACCTTTAACACCTAAGTGGAAAGCCCAATAATCTGGGTGAAAACATTCATAAGCTTTGCCATTACCACCATCAATTACATAAGCAGTTGCAACTCTTGGTTCATCTTTGTCCCAATATTTAATTACGTTTTGAGCATTTGGGCCCCCCGCTGTAAAGTGAATGAAAATTTTATCTTTTTCAGTTCTTTGCTTAATGTATTGGGAAATATCTAATTGACAAGTTTTTATAATCTCTAGCTCAGAGTAATTTTTTGGCTGAGGCGGGTTTTTATCTTCTTTTGCTGTTCTTTTTTGTGCAGCTTTTAATGCTTCTATTGTTTTTGACCCCGCTACTCCGTCAGCATCTAAATTCATTTTCTTTTGAAAGGCTTTTAGCGATCTCAAAGTTTTATCGCCAAATTCACCATCAGAAGTTAGGTCATAACCCAAAAAAGATAGTAATTTTTGAATTTCTGCAACCTCAGGTCCTTTATCTCCATATTTAGCCATAATACAATTTTCATATAAATATGCTAGTTTTTTAAAACATTTGATTTGGGTACCAATAAAAAAGCAGACTTAATAGTCTGCTTTCTGTCTGTAAAACAATAATTATCTATTATTTCTCTTTCAATCTTGATATGAGGGCTCTAAATATGCTCTCATCAGATTTGGTAACATCTTTTTTGGCAATTGTATTGTCTAAAACCTGAGATACAACTGCTGATTTTTCATCTAACAATTCCATAATATCCTCATCAATTGTGTCTGTGCAATAAAGGGTTATGATTTGTATATTATCATGCATTGTAGATGCTCTGTGTATACGATCCTCGGCCTGTTCCATATCACCTGGAGTCCAACCAAATCCTATAAACATCAATCTGCTAGCTTCAGTAAGGCTTATTCCAACCCCTGAAGCCATAATCATACCTGAGAATATTCTGATATTTTTATCTTTTTGAAATCTTTGATAAGCTTCAAACTTATCATTTTCATTCATGGATCCTGTGTGTAGAACCGAGTTGTCTGGAAACAGCTTGTGTATTTCTTCGGCAAGCTCTTGTAGGTCTGACATTATAACTATTTTTTCCCCACTATCAACTATGTCCTGAATGTATTCAACAGCTCTTTTAAGTTTACAACGACCTGTGAGTAATTTCAGTTTTGCTATTTTAGCTAAATAAGTATCTTCTTTTTCAACTCCGTCTACAACCTTTTTAAAATCTTTTACCAGACTATCATATTCTTTATATTCAGCATCGGTAAGTTCTAGAGGTATGTGAGTATATGTTTTTGGCGGAAGGTCTTTTAAAACGTCTTTTTTTAGCCTTCTAAGGAAATATCCTGATATCCTTGTGAAGAGTTCTTCTAAATTAGATACACCACTATAATCCCAACCAAAATTATTATCGTAACCAGCACAATATCTAACCCCAAATTCGTGTGAGTTGTTCCAATCATCTTTGTTTAAAAAATTCAGGCCCACAAAAAATTCAAACGGCCTGCTTTTAATTGCTGTACCTGATATTAATATCTTACGTTTAACAATGTCTCTAAAGCCTTTAACTATGATTTGAGTCCAACCTGTTTTCTTCTCTTTAATTCTATGAAATTCATCCACAACAATTAAATCGTAGTCTTCTGGATCTAAATGTTCTCCAAATGCATCTTTAAAATATTGCAAAGAATGAAATGATGTCTTAAATGTTTTTTTGTTTTTACAAACAGGACATTCTTTATGTGTTTTATTAAGGTCTATTATTTCGCAGTCACAATTTACCATTCCCTTTCCTGGAACAATTTTTTTACCCTTACATTTATGTTTATATTCTATTTTTATATAAGAGTCTAGGGCTTCATAATTTATAACATGAAACAAAGATTCTTCTTTTTTGTAGGCTGTTTCTTTGCTTCTTTTTTTGGGAACGTATTTGTAAACGAAAGTCTTTTCATTTGTAAAATCGTTTATTTCTTTTCTCCAATTAAGCTTAAGAGAAGATGGACATACAACCAATGTTCTATATCTGTGTTTTGTTGCATATGCCACAGCTGACAATGTCTTTCCAACTCCTGGCTGATCTCCTAATATAGCCTTGCCATCGCTTAATTCAAAAAATTTTACTGCTTGTTTTTGGTAGTTATAAGGGGCTTGTTTTAAAAAAGAATAATCCTCTCCGTCAACTATTAATTTTTCGCCTTTTAATCTTAATATCTCAGCAAGCCTTTTTTGTCTTTGTAAATATTCTTGTCTGAGTTTGTTTATATCATCTTCTGGTACGTTTTTAAATTCAAATCCAATACCATTATCTATCATAAAATTAATAACCTTCCCCATCTCAACCTCACGGACCAACCTTACCCACTCTTCTTTTTGAACACCTTCTAAATTCATTACATGATCTACTCTAACGCCTCTATGTTCTTTTGGAAGTGTTTTAATAAACTCTGTAAGCATTTTATTGTAATTAAATATCAACTCATAATTTGTTTTGAGCTTCCTTATATTTACAACTGATTTGTTAGTGGTAGGGTCTTTTTTACTTTTTGCCATATTAATTTACCTTAGACTTTTCTAGTCTGTTTTTTTCTAATCGCTTTATCTTTTCATCTTCTTTTTTAATTCTTTCTTTTTCGTTATCTATAGCTTTATGCAACCTGTTTTTTCCTGCTTCAGACTTGCTTTTTCTAAGCTGTATTTTATCTCTCATTACATCAGATAATATTTTTATATCCTGCAATGACTTTCTAACATCAACGCCTGCCTGCTTGTTGTCGGCTAATATTTCTTCAGTTCTTTTCTTTGTGCTAGTTGCAATATCTATTATCTTATATAAGATATCCAACTCATTACAACTCTTCAGTTTTTCTAAATCACCAAGAGTTAATCTATCATATGGTTTTGATTTCATTATTCAGGTTTTTTAATAAACAATTCGTTGGATTCTACTGATGTTTTAATTCTTTGAACTTCTTCTTCTGATAATTTATTTTTTGTTTCTTTGATTTCTGCTTCCCTTTTTTTAACAATGTCCGAAACTGTAGTTCCTTCTTTGCAGGCCTGATAAGAATCTATTGCATATCTATCGTCAGAATATAAATCAAAATCTATTCTCACAAATAATTTACCTTCCACGTCAAGTTTTAAATTTTCGCTTCCTTCTACTTTATTTTGTTCAACCCAAAACATAGCAACCAAATCGCTGTCAGCGCCCAATAATCTTGCAGCCTCTTCTGGGTCTGTAACTATTGTTATTTCACTTTTTTTAGCTCTCTCTAGAGCTTCTTTCATAAATGAAAATATTTCTACTTTTTTGTAATATGCCATAATTTTATTTTTTATGTTCTACTAATAATTTTTTATATTGTCTCTCAGTTGAGTCACACAAAGGATGTTTACCTCCTTTAAGCGGACAAAACTTACATCCTTCTCTGTCTCCAAGTGTGAACTTTATTTTAGGGAAAGTTTTATCAATATGGATCATTTTAAGGGCTTTTGCTAATTCTTTTAAAGATGTTTGTATCTCTCCTTCAGTAGAATTAATATCTACAATTTGAATGTTGCCTGGAAAAGATTTTGGATTTTTCTTGTCCTTCAATCTATTTAACACAACATATGTACAATCAACTTCGCTTAAAGGAACATTGTTTTTTCTACACCAAAAATATTTGTAAAATCTCATTTGTCCTAAAAACGCTTCGTCTTTAAGTTTGTATTTAAGATTCCAATCTTCACCCGATGTCTTCCAATCCAATATTTTATAACGCTTTGTTATTTTATGCCTTAACACAAGATCTATAAATCCTTTAAAGTAAAATTTTGAATAAGCTTGTTCGTACAAAGGCTCTTCGACAGAAATTAAATCATACTCGTCAAGTATTTTATTCAAGTCTAAGAATTTTAATATGTTTTCGCCTTGTATGAGGAAATCTTGGAAGTTATTTTTAAAATCTACAGTGTCCTTCATGTTATCTAACATATCCTTTGTAAACACCGCCTTAAAGTGGTTTATTCTTTTTTCGAGAGTTAGGCTTTCTTTTAAGGAAAGTTCAATTGTTGCATGTATTGCATTACCAAAAAATAGATGAATAGATAGTGGTTGTTTGTATATTCCTAGGTGTTTTTCCAGTAAATGTCTATGACCACATTGGGTAAATAATGTAAACTCACTAAAGCTAATGTGTATCTTGTCGGAATTCTCCTTTTTTAGAGTATCATATTCTGCGTTCTTATCTGCCATAGCTATCTGAGTATTATTATAAACAAATATAATAAAAAACAGATGAAAAATAAGATTTTTTGGGCATATTTATTAACGAATGTTATTAAGTGAATCATATAAGAAGAGAATTCAACAACTAGCAGGTATAAAGCCTTTAGATGAGGCTATGGACATGAGCACAAAAAGTGCTATCATGAATAAAAGTACCAACAGAGTTAGTTTTAATCTTGATATGATGAAAAATGCTATTCAGCAAGGCCAAGAAATTGGAATAAACTTTCAATCAAATAACAAGAAATACAAGATGCCAACCACCAAAGCGAGAATTATTTGGCCTGTAGCTATAGGCGTTGATAAGAACGGAGATATGGTTGTTAGAGGATATCACATCGTTGGTCAATCAGAGAAAAAGGCAAGAGCTACTGGATCTAGAACTGCGGAAGCTGAAAATGAATGGAGATTGTTTAAAGTAAAAAATATTAAAACAATGTGGTTAACCGACAGACCGTTTAATGGGCCCCTTCCTGGTTACAACCCAAGAGATACGGCAATGACTAGAGTAATTGCTAGTTATGATCCTGGGAAGGCAAAAAAATACCAAAATACATTGAAAAACAAACCGCTTCCGCCATCTGAAGATGCTGAGCAAACTCCTCCTGTAAACACAAAACCAATTACGCCTAAAAATACAGGATCAACACCTCCTAAAAATACAGGGCCAACACCTCCTAAAAACATAGGCCCTAATCCGCCAAAGGTTTAATTAATTATTTTAATAATTTTTCGGATTTATCTTTAACTCTTTGAATAACGGAATTACATGATACATAACCCGTCTTGGTTCCTTCTTTAAGAAGAGAAGTATCTTTAACATATAGATTATAAATTGTCATTCCTTTTTTGATCTCGAATACCAACTTATTTTTTACAAATCCTTTAAGATGCCCAACATTTAAAATCTCCCATCTTACTTTCCCCCCTTTTTTTAGGAAGTCAGTAATTGTTTTTGCTTTTTTTTCTTTTTCCTCTTGAACTAATTTCTCTCTTAATTTTCTATCAATCTTATCTTGAATAATCTGTTGTTCACGGAGTTGTTTTTCTAACAATTCTTTTTGAATTTTAGCGTTAGTTCTTTCCTGTGCAGCTTTTTTTATAAATTCCGTCGGACTCTGTTCTGTATTTTCGTTTTCTTCCATGTTTAAGATATAGAGATTCTAGTGGTTCCTGCTTCTGGGTTACTATCCAACACTTGTTGTGATATACCTGTTCTTACTTTTGTAACTTCTATGATATTATCAGCAAAATCCTTAATCTCGTTTTTGTGGGTTATTACAATTATATTCTTATGCTTATTCTTTAAATATTGCAAAATATTTACAATCTCCATTGAAAGTCTTGTATCTAAAGTACCAAAACCTTCGTCTATTATACACATAGATGGTTTTGTAAGGGCACTAATGAAATGTAGAGCATCTTTTATAGCTATGGAAGATACGAACTTCTGAGCCCCCGATGCGAACTGCAATGGCAATGCATCAGTTTTATCATTACTATAATAAAAAGATTCAGTAACATCACCACTAGCAGATATGTCAAGTTCAACCTTGAAATTAACTATATGCTGTAATATTGAATTTATCTTGCTGTTTATAATAGGCAATTTCTTTCTTATGATCAATGCAGGTATACCATCTCTGTGAGTGGCCTGGAGATATATAGAATATTTTTTAAACATTTTCTCTGCCTCCTTTATGGTTTCTAATTTTTCGGAGTAAGTTTTAATATCGCTCTCAAAAACTCTTATGTCTCCATATACAGTATTTATGTTTTTTTCTAAATTAGCAAAAGTAAATTTATAAGCCTTAAGAATCTCTGAGGCTTCATCTATTTTTTCTTGAGTTAGTTTATTCTTTTTACTCTTATCTTCGTTTGATTTTATTTTTAACAAATTATCTTTTAGCGTCTCTATTTTTTTATCAGTCTGTATTTTAATGTTTTTTCCATTATTAAGCCTAGCTGTTTTATCTTCAACATTCTTATTATGTTCTATGATCTCCTTCATATTATTAAACAAATCAACACGCTCTTTTAGGGAAGAAATTTTCTCCTTTCTTAATTTTAAAGATTCAGTTAAATTGTTTAATTTATTACTTTGATTATCGCATTCAGTATTGAATTTAGATATTTCTTTATGTGAATTTAAAACAATCTGCTTTTGAACTATTAATTCGTTCTTTGTTTTAATTGTGTCCAAGCACTCTTTTTCCTTATCTGGATCTGCTTTTTTCTGCACACTTCCACATGTAGGACAAGATTTACCTCTAAGCCCTGGCAGTTGATTTTGTAAGTTGATGATTTCTTCTTTTATAGCAGAAATAGCATCATCAATGCCTTCTGTGTTAGGCAGTTCTTTCTTTGTATTTTCTTTTAACCAATTATTTGTTGTTAGGTAAGATTCTTTTTCTGATTTAAAAAGTTCTTGTTGCTTCTCAAGATCAGAAGTTGCAGATTCCAACGTTTCACCTTCTTTAAACGGAAGTTCTTTTTTAAAATTTTCTGAGAGCCATTTTTCTAAAACTTCAATAGCTTTTATATATTTTATTAAATTCTCTTCTTCTGTGGTAATCATGCCTTCAACCACAGATTTGTCTGAGTATTGTACTGTGTCTGTTTTCTCTAGTTTTTTTGTAAGCTCTAAAATTTCAGCATCCGTTTTATCTCTGTTTATTTCAACTTCAGACTTTTCTGTTTTAAGCCTATTCATCATAATATCTTTATCCGCTTTTTCTTTTTGGATTTCAGTTATTTTTAATTCTATACTAAGCTTATCTCCTATTTCTTTTTGCTTCTTTTTTATTTCTTTAAAATATTCATTAGCATATTCATATCTCATACTATATGCCTCTAGACCTAAATAACGACTGATTAAAGAGTTTTTTGGCTGTTGGCTCTGACTTATATAGTCGTCTTTACCGCCTTGAACCTGGAGTGTAACTTTAGTGAAATCATCAAATTCGCCAATAGCTCCTTCAACAAGACTTTCTACCTCTTTCTTTTCTGCAGTTTTTTCGTCGGACTTTTCATTCTCCCATTTTTCATTATCCAAATTGCCTTCTTCATCATATTCAAATTCCAATGATTGATATTTTATGCCATAGGAGTTTGAGATCTTTCCATCTTTATGCTTAGTAGTTTTTACAGTTCTGTAAATTACATATTTCTTATCATCAATGGTCAAGTATATTTTAACAGAACCCTGATTAGAATCTGTATAAATATTTACCAAGAATTTAGCATCACCACCACCCAAAATTTCTTTATAAAGGCCCCATACAATTGCTTTTATAACATTTGATTTTCCATTATAGTTCTCTCCAAACAAACCCGTTATGCCTGATAAGGAGTTAAAATCAATTACAGTTGTTTTTATTGGGAAAGAGAATATATTGCTTATTTCAACTTTATCAATGGACCAAGATTTATTCATTTTGGTCTCATGCTCTTTTATTCCAAGCTCTTGATTTATTTGAGCATGTAGTTTGAGGATATTTATTAGATCTTCGTCATCACAATCAAAAGTTCCATTCTTTATGAATTCTTTAATGTATTCTTCACTCTGTTTTCTTGGATCCTCTTGTGCTTCATCATCAACTATAATATCTTTTGTAACAAAACTATGCTCAACCTTTACAATCTCACAGCCATGCTTTTCTTTAATTGTTTTTACAATTTGATTCTCTCTTTCTTGTGAGAAGTTTTCTTCATATTCTTCTAATATGACGTGAACTTTTGTTTTCTTTTTGTTGTGACTGAATTTAATATGACTTAACCTGTCGTCCACATTTTCTCCTCTAGAAATAACAACCTTTGCAAACCCATAATCGTTTGGAATGAATTTTCTTTGGTGTGTGTTTGTACTTGTGTCCCAAATAAGATATCCTTTTTCAAGAGACTCTCCATAGTTCTGTTGGATAAGAGATCCGCAATAAGCTATTGATTCGTCGTCTCTAAATGTTTGGTATTCATGGATGTCTCCAAATATACCAATATCAAAATTTTTGAACGTGCTTAATCTCATTAGATTATCACCTTTTTGTTCATAACCATTATCGCCTCTAGCGCCATAAACAGTTCCGTGATATAAGGCAATATATTTTACGCCTGGTTCTTTTTTATCCAAGAATAATATCTCATCATCTTTAATTGAGAAAATGCCATATTCAGTATGTTTATCTATTTTGTAAAATCCTGAATCAGGATAAAAATAAACAGCCTTTTTATTATATTCAACAGAATCTTTATTGTTTTTATCCACAATAAAAGCATCTTGTTGGTTTGTGTTGATCATTGATATGATTTCAAATATAGGACTGATAGAATCGCCTTGTTCTAATTGTTGAAGGTTTATATCGTGGTTGCCTAAAATAACGTCTGTAGGGGCTATTCTAGATAATTTAATAAGAAATTCTGAGGCTAAGATAAGTGAGCCTGGAGAAATATTTATTTTGTGATGATTTAAATCTCCTGCCACAACAATTCTGTCTGGCTTATTTTTTATAAGGTCCTCATACAGCCTGTCGAAAACTATTCTATATTCTTGATGTCTTGATCCAAATCGTATTTGGACATCCGCAATGTGTGCTATCTTCATTATAATTCGCTATTTTTGTGTAACATTTTTACATACCATTCTGATACCACCATTTTGATATCGTATAAATCTTGCTTGTTTATTATATCACCATACTTATCGCTTGATGGTATGTCGTGTAATAATTTAGTAATTCGACCTATGAATAAAATTTCGTCTTCTATAGCTTCTCCCTCTTTTATATCTCTGTCAATAAAAGCTATAGGTAAAGCTTGGAAAATCATTCTATCATTAACTTGTCTCTCTAAAGATGTTGTATTGCGTTTTTTACTTTCCGCTTTGTGTAGATTTTTAAGCCCTTCAAGAAAACCTAATTCATCCCATTTTTTTTTGATATCTTGTTTTTGTTTAGAGTGTGGCATGTGTTTATTCATTTAATAATTTTCTAATTTGGAAACTAGTATCAATTTTTGTTGCTGTTTTTAATAAATCAACCACAGCTTCTTTGCCATCATCTTCATAAGTTTTTGAAATGTCTTTCCTTCCCTTCAAATCTACAAAATATACATCCAATCCCAAAGAATTTAATTGATTATAATAGTTTAAGCTGTCAGCAAATGCATCACTATCCAAACACAAGATGACTTTACAATTATTTTCCAACAATCTTTTCAACAACAACGGAGACACTCCCTTTCCTAGTAGTGGAATTGAATTTGGTATTCTCATAGAATCAAAAACTCCCTCCACTAAATATACAGGCAAATCCCAATTAATATAAAATTCATTGAAAATAATGTCTTCAACGTTAGGGGAATCTGGCTTATAATAAGGCAACTTCGGGTTTAGCATGTAAGATCTAGCCTCAAAATAATTTATCTTTCCTGCAGCATTTAATGAGGGTAAAATAATTCTATATTTTCTTGGGCCCGTTTCAGTATAACCTATTTGAAATCTGTCTATTTGTTGGGTTGATATTTTTCTAGTTTTAGTTACATATTCATAAGCCATGTTATATAGCTTAGAATTTCTCTCTTGATTTAGGTGCATGTAACCTTCTGGTAAATCGCAAGTAATTAAATCATAATTTATCTCAGGCTTTTTGAATACATTGAAATTGTTTGTTTTGTATTCAGGCAATATAAGCTTTAATCTTGATAAATCACTTGAGGAACCGTGATCATAAACTAGTCTATAAATAAATCCGCTATATTTACATTTCCAACATTTAAATACATGGTCACTAGACTTATAGGCGAGGTTAAATTTGTCGTGGTCGTGCTTACACTTCGGACTAGGACAATTAAATTCCCACTGATTTTTTGCTTCAGCATTTTTAGAATTTTTTGGAGAGCCTAATATTCCTTCTAAAACATTGATTATTAACAAATTGTCACCTTGACTAGTCATAGTGCAAATATAATCAAAAAAAAATGAAGAATGAAATTTTAATTAACCTTGTGTTGATAATTGCTTATCAATCATTATTAGGTGACAGGCACCAATTACATATGAATCTGACGGTAAAAAGTTTTTTTTGCATATTTATAAGAAAATGAACAACTTATGAATTATGTAAAGATATATGCCTTAGTAGAACCAATTACATTGCAAGTAAAATACATAGGTAAAACTAGGCAAGATTTAAAAAAAAGATTGACTGCGCATTTATGTGAGAGCAGAAATTCTAATACTAAAAAAAATACTTGGCTAAAAAGTCTTAAAAAAAAGGGGTTAAAGCCTAAAATTGAGGAATTAGATTTTGTATTAGAATCAGAATGGGAATTTTGGGAGAAATATTGGATTTCACAATTTAGAACCTGGGGATTTGAACTAAAAAATACAGACGATGGCGGAAAAGGACAGTCTTCTGAATTTATGAAAAAAAATAATCCAATGTTTAAAAAAGAATGTAGAGATAAAATGGCAAAATCTTTACTTGGAAATCAATTTGCAAAAGGATACAAACATTCAGAAGAAACACGAAGAAAAGTTAAAGAAAACGCTTCAAAATTTTGGCTTGGCAAAAACAGAGATAAAGAAACTATAAAAAAAATGAGTCGCTCAAAATCAAGACCAATTTTACAATTTGATTTAAACAATAATTTAATAAAAAAATTTTATTGTGTTAAAGAAGCTGTTGAGGAAACTGGCTCAGAAAGAACGTGTATTTATGACTGCTTAAATGGTAAATACAAGCAAACAAATGGTTTTGTTTGGAAGTGGGAATGTTAAGATTTTTTATTCTTATTTATTTCTTCCATTTGCTTTCCTAACATTATTAAATGGCAAGCGCCAATAACGTATGCGTCGGCTTGATCATAGTTTTCGTCCATTAATTTTCTAGTTCTTGTGCTGTATCTCCAATTTATTTGAGGTTCTAGCTTCATTACTTTTTTCCAAATTTCATGCTTAATAGAAACTTCTCCTTTAGTTCCTTCTTCAGAAACTTCTTCAGAATCCAATGCTTCTGCAACTTCTTTTTTGGATTGTTTTGGGAATACTGTTGATCTTGCGCTGTTTACATTGTAATAAACAGGCTCAATTCCAAAAGTCATATATAAATAGGCGCTAACAAGGCCATTGAAATAGTTTAATATCGCAATAGTTTCGGCTGATGAAAATTTACCTTTGAATTTTTTTAAAGGCTCTTCTATTGCGATCATTTCAATAGGCATTTCAGTTATTTTTTCTCTCTTAAATTCTTCTATGAAAATTTGTAATCTTTCAAACTTGCTTTGTTTGCTATTAAATTTTGCGCAGCTCATTTTTAATAGCTTTCCGTCATTGTTAAATACGCAATAGCCAACGCAAGAAGATGAAATGTCAAGTGATAGTATCATAGGTTTTTTTTATAATAATAAAGAAAGCCTTGATAAAAATCAAGGCTTTCAATAAAACATTTATGATAACAAGGCTTAAACGTCAATTTCTAAACTAAAGTTTATAATATCTGTATACCCTTTAAGAACTGGTTCACTTGTTTTGGCAATAGCAATCAATTCGTTCTTAAGATTATAAAGACCTATCTCTGTTATATACAGAGGATCGTAATTGTTTGTATTGTTGTTGAACTCTTGTGCGTTTTTAATTAGGTCCCAACTTGGATTGTTTGTGAAGAAAAACTCTGCTGGCAAAGCAATACAAACTACTGCAGTAATATAATTTATATTAATATCTATAAAGTTTATACTTGAATTTGTGTTGAAATATATATTACTTGTTCCAGATAATGAGTTCGCAGCGTTTGTAATTTCTTCAAAACCTTGACTCCATGGAATATTATTTACAATTTTAGGATGAGTTAATACCATAAATCCTTTATCTAAACAAGCAAATCCAACTGGAATATCATAATTATAGCCCTGATTTGTGTTTGTTGGATATGTTGGCGTTACAGTAATGGCTTGATTTTGTGCAGAAAAAGGCCTTTGATCTGTGTTTACGTCAGTTGCTGGAACTAAAATAGAATAAGGAACTGCTGCTGGTCTATTTGAATAAGAAGGCGTGTTCCATGTAGTATTTGCACTATGAGAATTTCCTCCTGTCGTTCCTGTGTACGGCCTGTTGATTTCATCACAAAACAAAAATGATAAGTTATTACCAAGAAACGCATTTGTTTGTTTTTTCTGAAGTGTTGTATAAGTACTAGAAACAATTGTCTTAGAACTCATGGTCATACCATCTACTTGAGGTACTGTAAAAGTAATACTACGACCATCAATAATTTCGCTATAATATTCTCTTGGTATTGGTACAACAACAACTTTATCAACATTTATTTGAAATATTTCTGGGTTGCTTAGTGCCAATGTAGATCCGCTTGGCAATGCAGAATATGAAACAGGCAAGTTAAAAGACACAAAATAATTTGTGTTTTTTTCTGTCAGACTAATTCTATCACAAAGAGAATATGTTAATCCGCTTCCTCCAGTAATAACTTTAAGAGCAGAAGTTTCCTGTCTTGTGGATATCGTACTTGTTACTGGTTTATAAATTTGAGTTGCCATATTTTAATTATTTTTTATTATTGTGTTTTTACTACTGCTGTTGGAACTGCAGTTACTAGTTTATTGTTATTGATGGTTGGTCCAAATGTACCTTGAAATTTAACTTGAAAAGATATAGAATTGGCTGGTTTGTTAGTTAAATTACCATAATCAGTAAAATATAAAATTCTTTCTCTAATAGTAAATGCGTCATTATTTGCGTATTGAGTTCCGTTTGGCGCTGTATTAATCCAATTTCTTAATGCAGTAAAATAAGCACTTGGAACTCCTGTTATGTAATCATAATACCCATCAGCCATTTTATTATTAACTACACAATAAGTAACATAAAGTGCATTACCAAGTGGATTAACTGGGTAATGTATTTTCAGACAAGGAGAACCTTGAGCATTAGAAGTTGTAAGTGGGACGATAGCTTTTGTTCCACCTGCAATTATAAGAGGTGATACACCAGGAGAAGTTGGCCCTGAAACAACATAACCTTCGGATATTGCGACATTATTGTTGTTTGTGTCTGTTGTG